ATTGGAGTAATAAACACCCATGAAAGGTTGCATTCTTTCTACGAGGTTTAATCTCTCACCGATCATCTCAATCTCTTTGAGTTCTGTGAAATGGTTATCAAACAGATAGTCATATTGAATATGCTGTTCCATCAATTCCCAGTCATCCACAGTGATAACACCTTTGAGGATCAACTGAGTCTTCAACATATCATTGAAGAGATGTGAGAATTGCTTGCGGAGTCTACCGACAAACTTGATGAACTTAAGTTCATCGCGCAGGATCTCATTAGAGCGTCCAAGACTAAATCCCTTTTCCTCGCCCACGCGAGATGGTGGGAGGTTTAGCGATTTGTAGAGTTTCTTCAGGAAGTATTCAACGTCCTTCAGTTCTCCAAGATTCTGAGCACCAGGAAGTGTAGTAATCTCTGTACCTCTACCACCTTCGCGGCGAGGTAACCAGAAGTCTTCCAGCATACTCATGAACTTTTTGTCGTCACGAATCTCACCAGTGCTGGCATCATATACCAGTTTATTTCTATAGCGAGACATAACTTCACGCAGATATTGTTCTGCCTTGACCTTTGGAAGATTACCAACGTCAATGTAGAAAATTCTACGTTCTGGTGCGCGGGACATTCTGTAGATAACCAGAGAATCTTCAATCATTCTCAGTTGGTTAACTGCCTTAAGTGCCTTATGTAAATAAGACAATGGCAGATTTTGATTCATATCCATCAGTCCTGACGTGCAGAACGTGATCGCATCGGGTGCAATCTTCACACCAAGTTGATCGTTCCCTGCAAGACTAACCGCTGCTTTATGGTTGAATACTCCTTTGGGATTGTAGAGATAGTATTCGTTTACATCACCGTAGTTTAAAACTTTTGCTTTATCTCCACCACCTGCCGCAGGTTTCTTTTTAACCTCACGCATTTTCTTGACCTTCAGTGGATCAATGTAGCGAAGTTCTTTGATACCCTCAGTGGGTTTTGTTACATCAATTACTTTATGATAATAAAGTCTTCCGTCAATATACCAACGTCTGAAAATATGGTAGCACTTTTTATCAAACTGCAGCAAGCGTTTGATCTCGTTAAATTCTTCTCTGATTCTCTTCTTGATTGACTCGCTCTGCTCAAGATTAGAGAGTTCGATTTCTACTGGTGAGTCATCACCATCTGCAACGATTGCTTCGTTGACTACTTCATCAATTGCGGAGTCAACTTCAGGGTGTAATGAGACTTCGCGATACTTTCGGATCTGCTCAAACTCATTTCTGGAGACACCCTCCATATCAACATATTGACCGTAATAACCTCCAGCGGAGATTGTTACGGTCCCGTCGTCATTATTAGGAGCAACAGGGGAGATTAACCCCTGCTGCTTCTTTTTCTTTTGGTCTCCTTTATCAAGGGAAAACCCAAATAACTCCGCCATTGTATAAGGTTAACTACGTTTACTGTAGTTATTTATTCAGAATCAAATAGCGGAAGTTGCTCCGATGTCAACAGCATCATCTTTCTTTTTAGCTTCCCACCAGTCATACTGGAATTCAACAGTGTACTCAGCAATAGTATTGTTGTTGTCATATGACAAATCAATCTGAGCAATGTTAGTTGGGAAAGCATGAATGAAATCATAGGATCTTACGATTTTATGTGGATCCTTCAGTGCTGTACCAGTGCTGATTCCACGCTCCAGTTGAGAAACTCTCAATGTTGCAGAATACTCATCTGTATAACCTGCACCGTTCTCATGCTTGTTCAGTTTATTCATCCACTTCTCAAAGTACGCTCTGACATCCATGGTCTCATCAGCCATAACTGTGACAGTCCAGGATTCAAAGGTGCGATCACCAGGAAGTTTGATGACTCTGCCTCTAAAAGGAACTTCTACCGTTCCAATTGTGCTGGCAGGAATACCAGCGGAACGGCAGAGGAATGTAAAATCGGCGTCTGTTCCTTTCACACCAGAATCTTCATCCAGATTATCTCCAAGTGAGGTTACACTCACCATGAATAGATTAGGACGGATACCATAACCAATTTTAGATTTAAATGAAGTTAAGTTTGCCATTGTTTGATTATCTCCTTAAGTGTATTTATTTTCTAATCAAACTCTGCCGATAACTTCGTCGAAGGAGACGCCCGTGCGGGTAGCAACGAATGTCAGAGTGATGAAGTTAATGGAGCGAGAAGGCTTGATGTAGATGTCAGCAACAAATTCATTACGATCAATAACATCTGGAGTGTTATTAGTAGTATCCGCGACTACGAGGAAGTCAGTCATGCCTCTTCTTGCCTGAATGTCACGCATGTAGTTGTTAACCTGCGTGGAGAAATTCAAACGAGTAGTATCATCATTTAATTCAAACAGAACATTTTTTGAGAAGTTCTTGACTGTTCTCTCAAGGATGAGGAACAGACGACGAACGTTGATTCTGTCGAAGGCGGAAGGACTACGGAGAGCAGTCTTGTCACCGAACAGAACGATGCCCTGACCAGGGAATGAAACGATTGGATTGACACGATTAGAATAGAGATCATCTCTCTGTGCCTTATTTGGGTTGAATGCAATCTTAATTGCATTTCTCAGGTTACCTCTGTTGAAACCAGCAGGGGAATACCATGCTTCCGAAACAGCAGTTGTGTTAACACAAAGACCTGCCATGTCAGCATTAGTTGGGATGTAACGATATTGATCGTTAAATCTGTCGTAGATATACTTGTAGTTGTTATCAAATACAGCGTAAGAAGAACTATCGCTAATTGCTTCAAAGAACTCAGTTACGTTCTTTGCTTGGTCAGCTGCTGTAGAAGCATTTGCTCCAACAACGTCAGATCTCTGTGGGGAGATGAAAGCAATACAATCCTTTCTTTGGTTGGCAAGATTGATCAGTGAATTTGCTTTGGCAAGATTTGAAGGACCGCAAAGAATGTAGTCAATTGTGATGGTCTCTGTATCGGAGAAAGCATCAAGATATGTTTGAGTCTCGTTACCAACGTTGTAGTTAGCGTAATCAGTACCAGCAGATAATGTATATGAACGAGGACCATACAGATGGAATGAAGAAGCAGGAGTTCCAGAAACTGTAATTGCCTCAGAACCACTGTAGGTGAAAACATCAGTACCGTCTTCGTAAGCTCCGAGGAAAACATACTTAGAACGACCCTTGATTACATCCTTATAATGGTTTGCTTCACCTTCACTAGTTCTAGCGCCAACAGCTTTCGAGAGATAAAGCATTTTTTCCAGAACAGAGTTTGCTGTTCCAGTAATGCCACCTGTTTTGTCGAGAACTACAACGTGAATTTCATCATTAGCACCACCGCGTGCTGCAGCATAAGGTGAAGTACCAGGACGAGGAGCAAGTGCATTCCACTTGATTTGACCTGCAACAGCATACTGCTCATTATACCAGTCAGCGACTGAATCAACATTCTCTCCGCCTACGGTTCCATTTTGTGCAAACTTAGCAGAACCAGCATCAAGAACAACAGAGATCTTTGTAGTGTCTCCAGTGTTGTCTTCATATGCAACTCCAGTAGCAGTACCATCAGTAACTGCATCACCTTGAGAGACTGCTACACCACCACCAAGACTGAGGATTTGATCAGCACCACGGTCAATAGATACGACCTCAAGTGCGTTGCCATGAGTTCCTGGAGTTCTTGCAACGAAATCATAAGTTTGAGCACTACCCTCAATGTTTGCTTCATATGCTGCACGGTTGTTAATTTTTACAGTAGCAACCGCTGCTGAGTTAGCATTGGTAAGATTAGTTCCAGAAGAATCAGCAATTCTTGCTACCTGGAGGTTACCACCGTAGTTAAGGAACTCGGAAGCAGTATACCAATACTCGTAGTTATCTGCGGTAGGTTTTCCGAATTTTTCTACTAATTCTTTTTCGCTTGTAATTAATTCTGCTACTCCAACATCACCTTTCAAGAAAGGTCCTGCGATAGCACCGATATTAGTAATTGTTTCCTGGAGACGTGAGTTAGTAAAATCGCGCTCCTGAACAACAATTCCTGGCGATACTTGTGTTGCCATGTTTACCCCTAAAGTTCAGAAATTTGTTCTGTGATTATTTATTAAAAGCTATGTTTTAAGAGGGGAAACACTGCATGAACTACCAGTCTGGATATGACCAAGTATGACTGTCACTACGTTTTCTATTTTTTATAACTCTATCTACGGTGCATTCTTTACACTCATATGCATAAGCTGATGGTGTTGCTCTACCCTTTCTAGTTCTATAAAAATCTGTCACTAAATCTTTTACGACACCACAAGATCTGCAGCGTCTCTGTTTAAAGAGCAAATGCTCTAGTTCAAATTCCTGTTCAAAATCCATTTAATTGATGCTCCAAAATGAGCCGATAAAAGTTATCTCTCATTGCCAGCAGATCTGCTTGCTCATGAGGATCTCCACCCGCCCATTTGTCACATGCTTGTTTAAGACCAGCATGAATTACTCTCACACCATTAATATCTAATTCAATAGATATGTGACCTTCTTTAGAAGACATTATAGATAAGACCCCATGTAAGTGAACTCTGAAGATACATCACCATATTCATCCAAGAACCAACGATCACCTGACTCATCTACAAAACTTTCCTGATCTTCTAGACCATCAGAGATGAAACCAAATGGTGCCATGTCCTGTTCAATTTGATTCTTTTGCTCATCGTAGATTCTTTGGCGGACATCATTATCCGTCATTTCCTTAAAGTAATCTTGTACTGCTAACCAGCAGAAAATTACAAGACACATTGCAAGGTCATCATGACATCCTTCTTCTGCTTCAAACGATTCTCGTTTAGAAATAAATGTGGTTAATTCTGCAATAGTCTCATAGTCTGGGATAACAAGTTTATCATCTTCAATAAAAGTTTTTAAATTTAAACATCCGACTTTTTTTACGGTCTTAGACATCTTGACACCTAGTTGTGTTTTCTTTCCAGAGAATCCTGTGCCGACGATCTGTCCAGCACGCCCCCTCATGGCACACATAAGAATATGATCATACTCCAGATCATAATGCATCATGGATGCTACCTGATCTCCAATATCATTAACTTCAGTTAAAATGTATGCTCTATTATATCCTCTGGCAATATCAACAATAATTGTTGGGAACATTATTGCCTTGATCTCATTGTTTCTGTATCGTGCTACAAGCCTGTAAGGGAACTTTGTAATGTCAAATACCAAAAACGCACTATAATCACTGCCCACACCACGGGCAACGTCAACAGTAACAATATAATCATGTTCTTTTTGGGGATTTTCATATACTACGAGACCTTTGTTGTTATTAGTAATAGGGTCATCATACACCATTGTACGCAATTTACTCGCAGCAATTAACGTATCTACAGATCCCAGGAACTCACACTCAAATTCTTGTGTAAACTGTCTCTGCGAAGTGTTCGCAATAGTTTGTTCTTTCCACTTAGCATCCCTTCCAGGGACTTGACTCCAGTGAACTTCTGTAGTAACATATTCGTTCTTACCCCTCTCAGCATCATGCCAGAGTTTGTAGAACATATTCATACCATTCGGCGTGGAGATGATAATTACTTTTGTACTCTTACCAGACGAAATGGTGGGGTATACAGAACTAAAAAACTGTTCCGCTATATGGGTAGGGACAAAAGCAAATTCGTCCAAGAAGATGATGTTGAATGACATACCTCGGACAGCAGAACTGGAGGTAGATGCTGCCATAATCTTAGAACCATTCTCCAGTTCTAGAGATCCTTTGTTCCATGACACAATACCTTGCTGCATCCACTTAGGAAGGTTCTCATAAGCAAGTTGCAACCTGCCAAGAAGTTCTCTGGATGTGCTTAATTTGTTTGCTAGGATACCGATGTTGACATTATCATTAAAGATACAATAATGCAACAGATAAGATACCACCGTAGTGGACTTACCTGTCTGTCGTGGTAGTTTAGCAATGTTAAATCGGTTCGTATGGAACCTATTAATCATGTCCTCCTGAAAGTCCCACATTTTAAATGGAACAAGACCTTCGTCCAGAGAAACAATCTTGATATAATTTCTAGTAAAGTAGACGGGATCGTCAGCACATTTCAACCATTCCTGAACTTGATCAGGAGTGAAACTCATTTCCACGTTCGCCGCTTTTAGATTAGGCGAACCTTTATAAACTTTATCAGCCATTTATCAACAGTTCCAAGCTCTCAGTGATTTATTAATTCTAGAATCAGGGTCTCTAGCAGTTTTCTTAGAGGTTAACTTTTTCTTCATACCCTTCATTCTAGCGCAGAAGGATGCCCTCCTGGGATTTCCAACTTTTTTGCTTGGTGCTTTAAGGTCAGATCCTGGATTTTCCTTTTCATAAGATCTACGTCCTTTAGCGTTAAGTCCTCCAGACTTACTTTTTCCTGATTTTTTTGTCCAGGCTGCGCCTTCTTGTGTGAGTTCAACT